TTGATAAGCTCTCCAATCTTTTTGCTAATGCTATACGATCCATAATATAAATCTCCTTGTAATAGTTGTTTTCTACTGTTGTTCTTAATTAAAGGCTCTGTCTCAGATTCAAAGTCACTACAATCCAGTTCAAAGGAAATACTGGGCTGTAATATGCCTCTACATCAAGAGTACTAGGATCTTGTTGATTCTGAGTTACGTTAATACCTGTAAAATCAACAATGAGCTCTTTTTGCTTCAGTGACTTAAAATACGACCCAACAGAATCTCTGACCTGAGACTGCATTTTTGGAAGATTCTTAGAACCAATGAATCTATCAAGAGATCTTCTAATACCCTGCTGAACAAAGTGCTTAACTTCTACTATTCTAGGATCTCTCGTTAAAGCTGTTGAAGTATCTGATGTCAGATAGAAAAGAATCTTTATAACAGGAGCCTGTTCTTCAAGAACTGTACACCCAGCATTAGCAACAAGAGCTGCATTAACGCTATCCAATCTCCGGTATAGTCTCTTAAATCCAACAATTGTAGAATTGGTCAGAGGAGTCGCTATGTCAGAAACTTGAGATACATCTCGTCCAGCAACAGCAGCAGCTATTATTGAACCATCAACAACATATTCCACTTCATTCCCATATGCATCCACGATACCTATAATCGCTCCATCAGGATAAATAGGAGTGAGTTTCTCAGTTTTAAGATTCTGGACCATTTGAATAACTTGATCCGAGGTCGTACCTACTGAAAAACCAAAGATACTTGTTCTCTCATTCTTATACCGGATACTTGACTGTATAGCATTTGAAGTCTTGAGGTAACTTATAACTTCTGAATTAGTTGTCAGAGGTTGCATTAATGAAGGTCTCAAACCATTAGGTAAAGGTTCATTGAAAGCATCAATACCTGAGATATAATCTGCAACAGAAGCATCCGTACCATTAGCACTACGTTTAATCTGCTTCAGGGCCACTGCTTGAGCACCATTTAAAAATGCTAAGTTAGCAGCTACAGTCAGCTTATTATTAATGTCCATAGGACCATAATACTTTGTAACATCTCTCATGTTAGTCAAGAATCGTGTTGTATAATCTGTTTTCACCTTATCAAAGGAAACATAATACAAATCACCAACTGCTGGCTCATTACCAGATTTTACATAAGTATCAATGATCACAGTATCATCAGTATTATCAGGTGTTCCACCGCTTGTTGTAGGAACTGCCAAATTGATACCAGGAATTACTCTAACATTACTTGCTGAAGCGGTAATGTAAAGTTTTTGTGTGGCATCTGACACAGTAGGATCACCTATATCATATCTTACTAATGTACCTGCACCAGGATTAAAAGTTCCGGTATCACCAGAAAAAGTAATTCGTAATCCAGTAATAGGATCAACGTATGTCTTACCACAATAACCAATATTTTGATTATATGCAGTAACTGAACCAGTTCTTCCAGGCAGTGTGAATCCTGTACCAAGAAGGGAAGTAACTGTAAAGGCACCTGCACCATCAAAGGTAAATATTACACGTTCAACCGATCCCTTAAGAGGATCAATTTGAAAATTAGGGGTACCTGAACCAGAGTAAATTGGAGAAACTGTCCCACTGACATATTTAACCTCAAGTGCAGTACCACTGACTCTTGACGTTATAGTATACTTACCAATTCCTGCACCACCAGGTACTTTATTGGTCATTGTCCACTTATCATCCAGAAGAAGATTTTCGAAATATGTTACGAAAACTATTTCTTCAGTAGGTTGATCAGGAGACACCGTCAATGTAATCATATTGCCAGATATTTTTGAAACGAATTTTGGTCCAGCTGTATAAGCTGCTGCCCAATCAGTTCCAATATAAGCAATAATGTTTGCGGGATCTTCTGTCCAGACACCTAACCCAGATCCATCAACTGGCATCGTAGGAAGTGCAAAGGATTTATTACCTGCAAGATTGATCTGTTCTCCGTTAGTATTAACTTGGATAACCCCACCAACTGTATAAGGACTTGCTGGTGAAGCAACTCTTCCATATACACGTGTATCGGTAAGTGATACGGATACATTATCTATAAGAGGTACAGATCCTGCGGTAAACAAACCTTGAGCAGCATTGAAGGAATTTCCCCAATGAATTCTATTATTACCTGCAAGCACACAATCATCACCAATTGAAAAGTCATTAGTATCTTGACTTAAACCAACCTTAACCAGTTGCTCAACAATTGATGCCGGAAGAATATCATATGTATCCTGCCAGGTATTTGTGAAGTAAGTAACTGTTAAAACTGACGAGACCGCAGGAGTATTTTGAAGTACGAACATTGCATCTGAACCATTAAGATGCGTAACTGGGACTTCTACACCATTTACTTTAACCTGAAATACTCTTACCTGACGTTCATATTCATCACCGATGATTAATGGATCGGGGTTAAATAAAATAGTAGTCGTACCATTGATGTCTGAATCAACTGCTGATCTTCCACCATTATCACCCTTTACAATACGATCGCTTTTTACTTTGAAGCTATTAATAATACCATCTACTTGGACAGAAATGTCCTCATTTTCAATAAAGGTATCACGACGTTTGAAGTAATAATTCGCTCTTACTTCATCACCCACTGCGGGGATCTGAACAAGAGTAACCTCACCAGTAAGGCCATTTACAGAGTTAACTGCAACATTAAATCCGTTAATTGAAACTATAACACTTCCAGGAGTAGTGGCTACTTTACCACTACCATCACCAGTTACGATTGGTTTATTCTCGACTACAAATGTATTTTCCATACCCGTGAATTGAGTACTGACATCTTCGTCAAGTATAAGATTATCAGAAATAGCTGATGAACCCCTTACCATTTCAAAGTTGCCAATACGAACAGTTTCAGCGGATACGCCCACAAAGGCTGGTATACGTATATCACCAGCTGCATTAGCTCCAGCAGCTTCAGTGTTAGTTCTAGCGTATACACCTGGAAATACGAAACTTTCTAAAGGTCCTATTGCCATGTGTCGTTCTCCTTTTTATACCGTAAATATTTTTTCATTGATCTTATTTATATTTTTAAAATTCTTTATATAAGATTTATTCATATTATTTAATGTGTATATTAGAAGAGTATTACCAACGACACCAGGACATGCAATATCAACCTTCTGTAATTGCTCCAGATGATTCAAACTGTGGTATACCCTTTTTTACTCTATCTGATCTATGCTCCTGTAATGCTTCTGAATATTCTTTTCTTAAAGTTCGTTCCTTATTATCCCCCAAGTGCATTATCGGGCTATATTTACCATCCTGATCCTTGGGGATATTAACCTGCTCAGGAGTCTTACCCTTCCATCTCTTCTGCTGCCTAGCCTCATACCGGCTCTTCCATCTCTCGTCGTAACCTTCCCATCTTTTTTCAGATACTTTACCTACGACTTTATCAATCTCTTTACGAGTAACTATCGTATCTGTTTTAGGATTTAAGTCACTATGCACTCCGAATAAAGAAGCCACTTTTCGTTCTGAAACCGCCCCACATCTCTTACAGGATTGTTCCGCATCCCTATCTTTATATGGTGATAGTTCTTCAAACTCATGACCACAGCCCGTACACTTAAATTCATACAACGGCATAAATACTCCTATCTTATGTTATATATGATCTATTAGTAGAATTCGTATTAATAGATTATCACCACTTAATGGTGTATATCTTACACACCATGGATATTAGAAATATCTAGGATAACCAATTTTGGGGTAAGATACCTCAAAGATTGTGCTACTGGGCTTTAGCATCAATTCAAGTATTCTTCCCTGATTTGTTACGATATAGCTCTTATTAGTTACGTATCTGTAAATTTTAGTATCAAAATCAACAATCTCAGTCAGGAAGGGAATAAACTTTTTCCACTCTGTCATGATCTGAATAGTTATACCATGCCTATAGTATAAATCCCCTGTATTCTCATCATATGGTTCCTCTGTTTCACCCGTTGCATCCATCTCTTCAATAGTCAAACCTTCATCTATTAATAATAAACGGCGGTTTCCCCATATATCTTCTATTAGATGATCTGTAAGATTTGCCAGCTGCTGAGGATCACGTGCCACTACATCAATATCAAAGTTCATTTTATAGTGCCCACTATTCATATTTGCAGCAGCTTCACGCTGAGGATATACAATAACGACTACTTTATCTCCCACAGTTATTTCATTACTAAAAGAGAGAATCACCCCAGGAAGAGCCTCATTCACATAATGAAATTCACTGGGTATATTAAAAGGACCCATAGTACTGCCTACCCAGCGATAATTTGCATATAGGGTTGTGTTAGCATCGAGTGGTTGTAAAAAAGTTATAAGACCATTTTGATCAATTGTATAATCAGTACCTTTTTCGAGATATAGCTTAGTACTAACATCCATTTTTTTAGTGTAAAGCATATCAAAGTCACCATATAAGTTTCCATTTAGTAATTGTGCTGTAGGCTCCATACCCGTGGTTCTATCTATAACTTTTTCATTTTTAACAACATAAAATGGATCAATCACAAATTGCGTAGGAGATATTATCTCAATATAATACCTTCCCGGAGGAGTTAAATTACTATAATAATAAGACACTAAAAGCTGACTACCTAATACTGGAGCCATAGGCAAAGAGAACACACCACTGGCACCATCTAAGAATTCTGGGAGTACTGCTTGACCATCTAAGAGAACCGAGATCTGCCGGAAATTATCGGCTACTATAGTATTATTACACCCCGATAGTACTGGTTTTCTGGGTATCTTAAAAAATCTGTTAGTACCTATAAATGTGGTACCAGAAATTTGAGATGATAAGTCTTCATCCTTTTGATACTTTGTTAAATTATTAAAATCTTCCCAAACCCATGCTAAAAACTTTCCCTCAAAGTTCTCAGCGTGAGCCATCATGACATGACTCTTCAATACCCCAGCGTGATCATCAGCAGAAAGCTTTATCCTTGATGATGAAGCATTCTTCAGTACCACACCCATTTGTAAGCGTTCTTTATATGGGAATTTATGAAAAACTTGAATTTTATCTCGATAGACCTGATTCCGTTGAATAGAACCGGTCAATTCATCCATGATACGGGACTTAACGACTCTTAATAAATTATTTTCCACAATTACTCACTATTTTATTGTTACAGCTACTTTGGATGATAAGATATTAGGTATATTTTTAAATTCTTGATACCCTATTCTTATCAGTGGTATATTATTTTCTTCACAAAATTTATTTTTAAGAACATCTCTATGCTGTGCTTTTTTATGTATCTTAACAGCTTTATCTATCGATATACCATTAAACTGCACAGGTCTATAATGCTGCTCGCCATCATATTCTATTAAGGTATTTATATCAGGTATATAAAAATCAAATCTAAGACATCTTTTAGCTCTTAGTTCTTTAAATTTATATTGCATAGCAAAGTTTATCTTATTTTCAAAAAGCCAATTTCTTATGGCTAATTCTCCGTAGGAAGTCATACAAATTTGACAGCCATGTCCTTGTAAAAAATTATGAGCGTTCTGCTTAAAATCACCATGAACCTTACAAGTTACTATAACATCTGTAAGGGCATTACTATATCTTGTTTTTGTATACTCATACTTATCTTCCCCATATACTTTTATGGCCTTTTTAATGAATTTTTCTTGAGTTAATGTGCGCTTTACCCCTACTTTTATGTACCCACATTTAGAACACCCACAACCACTTAAATGATCATTTGAAGTTTGATAAAAACCCCCGTGTGTAGGGCATATTATTTTAAGTTTTGAATGAGCATCAATGTATACGGACTTGGAATAATCATATCTATTACCATGAACAGAAATAGCTTTGTTTATAAATTCAAACGAAGTATGTTTTACAGATTCTTGAAGTTTCTTCATAGTACATTTTTTACAGACCCTCCCACGCAGATGTCCATGAGGAGTTTGTAAGAAATCCCCATGGATAGAACAGCCTATTATAATTTTAGTTTCAAGATCTATATATTTTACTTTAGAATAATCATATCTATTACCATGAACTTTAATTGCTTTTTCAACAAATTGGTCTGTGTTGCAGGTATTAGATTTAGACCTGGACAAATTACCACATGTCGGACACCCTTTTCCGGATATGTGACTTGAGGGCCTTTGACTAAATATTCCATGTTCTGAGCATCTTATATCTATTTTTATGCGCCAATCTTTATATTCAGATCTGGAATAGTCATATCTGCTTCCATGCGTAGTAATAGCTTTATTAATAAATAATTGCGTTTGTTCTGACCTTTCCATAAGATACCCTCGACTATAATAAATCTATTAAGGGATTATTAAAAAAGGGCTGAAAGAAGTTATTCTCCCAGCCCCTTGCAGAAAACTGTTCTTTCGCAAACAGCTAATTGATCACTATTTTATTTAATCATTCATAGCAGCTATAAGAAGTCCCTTGGCAACATCTCCAAGAGGATCACTAGCCATTCTTATCTCAGATATGCTAATAGGAAAGTTATCTCGTTCCTTCTCAAACTCTTGTTTAAAGAACTCAAGAAAATTTTTAGCTTTAGCAGTACCACCACTAATAATCCATGGGATCTGGTCAGGAAGCTCAATCTTTCCATTATCCTTTTTGAATTCTCTCTTTATGCTATCTATCACATAATGTATAAGATTTTTATAGTAAACTACGATAGCTTCTCTTTCCCTAAGTTGCTTTGAATCACCTTCATTAGGATCAAGAAGATTTACACCTTTTTCCTTTATCGACATCAGACGTGTAGCAGTACTACCCACAGCTTTAGCTGCAGATTGATCAATCCAATCACCACTACGTGAAACTGAAAATGACATACCCACCATAGTCTGGAAAACCAAAGCGGTATTTACCATACCTGCACCAAAAGATGAAGCAAGAGCTGTAAAACCATCAGAACTTCCATTTGCATAAACAATTGCAGCTGCTTCATTCATAGCAGTAGCTTTATAACCAAAAGACTCTATAATCTTTTGGAACATTGCTTGATGATAGATAATGTCCATATCTTTATCTATAGACTTCGCCGGTACGGAAAAAAATACTGATTCATTCTCAACTTTAGGAGAACTAAGAATATTTTTTAAAAGTATTACTAACATCCTCTCAGCATCATGTTCTCCAGAAGATATCACTCCTTGATTTAAAGGTCTTCTAGCTTCTCTCTTAAGAAGATTAGATACACTTAATGCAGGTTCTCCTACTATGTAAATAAAATCTTTTTCCTGCACGTAAGAAACATTTGACATCTTAAGCATATTCAAAATAGATTGGTCTGCTTCCACATCTAAAAATGCGTCCCGAATAGATTTAATCTCCACAGGTGCACTTTCATTTTTAATATCTTTTGTAGCACTTACCAAGAAACATGTCCCTATGTCAAGTCCAACTGCCATAAAAACCTCCTAAATTATATTGATTTAGATTTCAACTCTTTAAGTTTTTTCAATGAATCAGAAACGCTATCTCCAGAATCAATTGTCCGTACTTCTAACTTTATATGTGAATTAGCATCCTCAACTCTAATATTGGGAATATAAACGTCTTCTACCCGGCGAGTATCTTCTTGTATAGGTGCTGCTTTCACACCAGACCTATTAATGATACCTTCGAGTTTTTCAAGTATACCATCTCCCTTATTATTTTGCATCCGTACTTCTATACTCTTTAAAGCATCTTGTATAATCGACAAATCAATAGAAGTAGGATTTTTTTCTAATTTCTCAAGTCTATCTAATATAATCGCCAAAGCATCATTATTTTGCGTTGAAGGAAGAGAAATATTAGATTGATTTTTAACTATCGCTTCTAAATCTCTAATCTTACCTAATAAGACTTCTATTTCTGGAGATGAAACTGATTCAGGAGATTTAATCTCAGAGGATATAATAGGTGTTTGAATATCAAAAGAACCTGTGGTATCTTCAGACTTTTTGAGAACTATAAGAATCTTACGTTCGATTGCGCGTTTTAAATCAACAGAGCTTTCATATTGAGCATCAGTATAAACTTTCTGCTGCTTATAATACACACAATCGTTAAGATCTTTAAGTTCTACCTTCTTTGGGGAATTTCCAATGATATAGAACATATTTTTTATTTTATATAAATTTTATGAATTTAAAATATCCAGCTATTAAATAGAATATTTTGCAACCGATTTCCAAAAAGCATCTTGAGCTTCCTTTGGAATCTTTTCAAATTTAGGAACATTTTTTTTCGGTATTTCTACGCCTTTTTCCTCTACAGGTTCTTCTTCCTCAGAAGTTCCATCTCCTATAGATTCACCCTCTCCTACAGGCTCATCCTCAGGGACTGTTTCTTCTACGACGGGTTCACCTTCAATTGCACCTTGATCCTCGGGGATTTCTTCATCCTTTGGAGCTACATCACCCTCAGGAGTTCCATCTTCCATTGGAGTTTCAGCTATTTCGGGTGTCTCATCCTTATCAGAAGTTTCGTCACCTTCAGATTTCTGTTCTTCATCAGGAGTTCCATCATAATCTGAAATTTCAGGAGTTTCCTCAATTTTATCTTCATCAGGAGTTTCTTCATTTTCAGGAGTTTCAGAAACAGCTTTATCTTCTTCAGGATTCACTGCAGTCATGGGAAGAGTTTCATCAATAACAGGAGGTTCATCAGTTTTAGGTTCGACTACATCAGAAGTCTCATCCCCCTTATCAGTTCCCTGATCATCAACAGGTTCGAATATATCCGCACCAGTATCTTCTGTATCATCAGACTCTACATAGTATTTTTCACTTGAGTCTGTAGGAACATAAGACATTTTACCACCACAAGCCAGACATGTTACGGCATCATTCACTGTAACATTAGCGATACGTTTAACACTATGATTTTTACCAGCAATCTTACGCTTTTTATTAATATCAAGTAATGACGATGTATGATTACATCCATCACAAACAAAGAATGTATTATCCGCAGCTTCCTTCTCAAGATCATCAGCGATCTTAAGTAATCTTTCAGCGGCAAGTTTCATATTCGATCCCATGAAAAGACTCCTTTGAGGCAAAAGAACTTCTGATAGATTTATATATAAAATTAAGAGATTATTATAACAAAAGATTTCTTATAGAATAAAATTCTTAAAAGGAACTAAAAATAAAAAGTTCAAAAAACAATATTCTCAAATGTTACTGTTCTCCCCTGTAAAGTATATTGACCTGGTATCCCTGGCTTGTTAGGGATAGTAGGACTTGCATCTGTAGGTCTATCTGTACGATAAGCATTCCACGCTGCGGGGACAATCAATCCTCCATTTATAGGTACCTGATACCTGATATCTCTCCGATCAAGGGGCGCTAACATAAAATGCTGCTGATATATAGCTCCACGAGATCCTTGTGGATTCACATGAGCTATGGACATCCTATCATTATTCTGTCTTACGATAAAATCACGATCATTAAGAAGAGGATAAGGGCCAGTCCAGGTTTGCCAATCGTAAGATATATGTAAACCCATATCCATAAGTTGGACAGTCTTTTCTGTTTCTGGGGGAGCTATAATTATATCATAAGGCCCTTCATACCCCCCAATATAACCTGTACCTAGGCATAAGGTATGATCACTCTTAGCAGTACGATACTGTTCATTCCAACAAGGGCAACGTTCTCCAGCCCATTTTCGAATGAATAGTTTTACCCGTTCACCAGCCTGCTCCAATATCCATCTATTACGCCTGATACTTTCAGCCCATATCCAATCAATCTTTTCCATATCATAAAGACTAATAGCATCTACTTCATTAAGTGGGGTCTCCTTTATTTCATCATTAGATCCATCGATAGCTACTGTAGTACATTTATAATAAATTTTTCTATTTGCATCTAATTGGATATAGTTATTGATATATGTATAGGATACCCTTATCTCACCGCCGCTACTAAGAATTGGTAATACAGGGGGGTCTAATCTATTAAACTGATTATTATACGTCTTCTTATTTATTAAAAAGATTTCACCAGTCTCCCCCATTACCTTAAATGCAGGAACTGTTTGAAATGCATCTAATGAAGTGGGTTTAATCTCAACCTTAACATGCTTAGGATGATTCGCCAGTTCTCCATTTGTACCTACAATTACTAACGGCTTATTATAGGTATGAACAATCCAATCACCATTTGCATTAGTACCCGCTATTAGTCTCCCACCAGCTACAGGATCTTCCTGATCAGCCCAAACTTCCCGGGTTTCATCTCTATAATATAGAGCTCCTATAGGAACATCATTTAACTTAGTATAAGGACCTTCAGGAGTATCATATGATCGATATACATTTATACCAAGAATATTATACCCATTATGTTCAGAGTACTCTGCAGTAGAATCCCATCGGACATCTATAGCCCCTATAAGATATGGGCTGGTAGCATGTACATTTTTAGGACCAAGAGGTATAGAAAGAGGCTTATCCGTATTCCATCGATAAGGAAGTTTAAAATCTGGTCTTCCATAATTATCCATAAAATTATGAGGAGATGTTGTCATACAATATATCCTTATCCCTGTATTCCAGTAGAACCCATTATAGCAAAAAGTTTTTTCAGAGTCACAGTACTACTTATACCTGTAGCCCCTACAATAGCACTTGAAAAAGCACTTAAATTCGAAATAATATCATCCCCAGATCCTGAGTTAGTAAATCTCAGTACCCAATTTGTAAATGATCCTGAAATAAAATTATTAGTATAAGAACCATGAATATATTTACCATCAATAGATATTATAAATTTATTACCATTAAATATAAATCTGACTTTAAGATCTGAAAAGATCTCATCAGATGTATGCGGATCAGATATACTATAATTTATCTCATATGTATTTATGCCTGTCATATATCCATAAGTTATGACTGATAAAGATCGATTTATTTTTATATATGCACTATTATCATTATTACTTATATTTACCATTAAGTTATCTGATTCCACAGTAACAAATAGCTTTATATCTACATCTGTATTAAAATTAAATCCCCCCATTATATCCGAAGGTGATGTCAATGTTAGATCATTCATATCATAACTATAAGTTCCTACCCCAGTCCATGATCCGTCTCGAACATTACTATAAAAAATACCACTCAAACCTATTTCAAGGTACCTCTCTACACCTATCAAACTTATACCGGTTACACCATGAAAAGAAGGGTAATAACCAGGTTCCACTACAACATACTGACTTCCATTTTGAAGTGCCCTGTCAATAGTACGGTAGGGAGATTCAAAAGTGCCTGTCCATAAATCATTACCATCCGGAGATGCATAAATTAAACCTGTCTCAAAAGAAGGATGTGATGGATATATAATGACCACATCATTTCTTGTCCGAGTACCTATAATCAAATTGCTACCACTCAGAATCATTTCTTTACTTCTAAACCTACTATAACTTGATCCAGTAGTATAAAAAGTATAAAGACCTGTTTCTCCATTTTGTGATGGAACAACATTTGTAGCTATATGTAAATCATTGGTACCTGATCTCTGATACCCTCTATCTGGAGTAGCATAAGGACCCGTTTCAGTACCCGGATAATCTTTATCGTATCCATATTCAGCGACATAATTTCCCAAAGCTGTTTCATTATAATTAAACTCAAAAGCCCCTATATCTCCTGTAGCCCCCTGTATTCCTGTGGCACCTCTATGAAATAAATCAAAATCTATATCACGATCGAATGGAGATACATTATCTCTGATACCTGTATAAGATGCAGTATAGTACCATCCCCCATCAATATTAACTTTCTTTATTCCTATCTCTCCATAAATATTATTCCACCTATCAAAATCTCCTCTATCGATATTGGGGGAAGAAGGCTGTAATCTAAAATCCTCATTAAAAGGATCTCTATACATAGCAGTCTCACCAATATTATTCATACCAGTACCCCCAGTAGGAACAGAGCCCCCCCACCATACGAGCACATCATCAAAATTATTATTTAGAATCTTTACTGGTGTATTGAAATAAACTCCAGTAGATATCGGAATACCTGCACTCGATATGCTATTAGAATCTACTCTACTATTCTTATCCCCAATATTACTAATACTTATAGCTCTACCAGGATCAATATCCCCTGCTTCAGAATACATTATCCTAACTATATCACCTATAGCAAGCTCTTGTGATAGTTGAAGACCGTTCCATGAGACTATAGATCCTAAAGATATAACTATAAAATCCGTACCATAGTTAAATGATGGTCCATTTACGATATTTACAGCGACGTCATATTTTCCATTATTTGTCGGTGAAGCAAAACCTGGGAGTTGTATTCTATTATGGCTGATATCAAAAGCATTAATAGTCTTATAGATTATTCTAAGATTGGTATCTGGAAATAAAATCGGAGGTAAATCTAAAGCCCCATAAATGGTATTTCCCCATAGATCTAATCTATCAACAGTAACTATGTCTATAGATTTTTGACCATTAGAAAAATCATTAGAATTTACACAGACTTCTTTTGCAGAATTAATTTTTATAGCTGATTGATGTTCATAGAAATAATTTCTATGAATTGATATGTAATTTACGGAGTTTATACTTATTGCGGTATTTACACTACTAAATCTACACCCACGAACTATTGTTGAACCAATACTTAAATTATTTGCAGTTATTCCTGTGGAAATATTTTTAAATGTTAATCCTTCAATAAGACCCTGCATGTTTAATAGTGTTAAACTCCCCACTATTGGTACGGCACCATATGCAGATTTAATTGTCAAATTTTTAGTAACGGTAAGATTCCCGTAAGATATCCCATTACCGCTCTGAAGGACAATAACACCCCCCTCATATACTTGTGTCAAAGCATAAGGAAGTGTCTTCACCGGAGAAAGAAGTTCTCCGGTATTTGAATCCAAGCCATATAAAGAATCAACGTATACGGTATAACGCATAACTATTCGTCTCTATTATTAATTTGTGTATAGCCAGCTTGGTTTGGAAGATATGCTAAAAGTACCCCCGCCACCACCTCTCACAGTTATAACCGGTTTACTTTCTGCTGAGCCATCCGCAAGATTCACTCCTGAGCTATTATCTACTCTGTCTCCAAGAGGATTACCAAACTTTGTATCAGGAGACACACCACCACCCGTAGAATTACTTATAGGAATGTTTTGAAACAATTCTGGCGATATGACACCCCCACTTAGTACTTCTCCATCATTAGAAGAATAAGAAACCAAATTCCCATTAATAATTACAATATTCTTATCTGCATAATTCTGCACTATTACTTTGTTCATACTAATACTCCCTTATGTGTTTATACAACTATTTGTCTTAATAAGATTAATTTAAAAATTTGGTATAATTAAACTTGGATCATTCATATCTCTCTGTATCTGCCAATAGGTGGGATCTAAACCAGTTACTATATTTGATAATTTTTTTAACTCTTCTAAATTTTCTTTAAAAGCTACAGACATAATTACCGTCTCACATCTACCCTTAACTGCATTAAATAGTTTAATGGCGCTATCATAAACTCCCTTACCACGATATGCATCATGATATTCTTTAGTACCATCAAAGCTAATTCCTATCCTATCAACATGGTCAGCTATCTCTGGTCTATAAAAAGTTCCATTAGTAGTAACCCCTACTTTAAAACCTTTACTTTTTAGTATATCACAAATATCCGCTAAATTTGGTATAGTAAAAGGTTCACCACCTGTAATGTATACCCATTCTATTTCACCAGCTTTTGCTAATATTGTTTCCAAACTTTTATCAATATCTATTACTGCGATACTCTTTGCACAACATCCAGCGCATGATAAATTACAAGCATAGGTAATTGGGAAAAGTATATGATTCATTTATACAGTCTCTTTTGGTTGTTCGATCATTTTAAGCTCGTTAATCCATTTTTGATGTAAGACCAATCCTGTGGAGTATCTCCATTTATACATCGTAACAGCTTGCCAGTCTCGATAAAGATATGGAACCCATACATTACCCCCACCAAGACGATGATGTCTTGACCAGGCTACCGAATAAGGTAGTCCTACCTCATCAATACCATCCTCAGAAGGGCACTCTATACCATCAATGTAATAGCGCATTTCACCATCACCAAGACATACATAGGTGAGTAAATGCCATTTCTTGTCATCTAATGATATACCGGTATACTGTTCAATAGGTTTAGATTCAGAATTAGAAAATTGTAATTTATAATCGTAATCACCAGATCTTTTTATTTCCATTCGTATTGCCTGATCTGACAATACTAAACCTCCAGAATCTGATACAGTCAACAAATATACGGGGTATTCATCCGGGATTTGTATATCATAAATCCACCCCATACAAGTAAACTTATTAGCTTTCTTAATACTGGTGGGTTCTACAGTTACATATTTACTTTTTACGAGTGAGACTTCTGGCATATTAATCCTTGAATTTATATATCGATTTAATAATTATATACTGCTCTAAGATATAAGATACCTGTTACACCATGAGAAGTATTATTCATTACATCTTTTATATCTGAATTAATAAGATTCAAGGCCAGCATAGCTGTAGTACCCGGAACATTACTGAACGTAACTCCAAAATCGATACCATACCGCTGGGCTGGTCCATCAGTAGGATCTACAGCAATATCATAGGCACCATTGGGTCCAGTTGTCGGTGCTGCCTTTAACAGTATCAGGGCATTAGATGCGGGACCTACCATACCTGTCAAACCAAAATATTCAACTTCTATAGCCATGTGTAATTCACTTTATATGAACTTGTTTATGGAACACCATTTATTAATATTGCTTCATAAACAGATTATTAGAAAAAGTCTTGAAATACCCGATAATAAGAAGTATTATTAATAATAGGACAACCATGCTATGGAGGATATATGACAGCAGCACAAAAAGGTATTACTTTGCTTTTATGGTCTGAACAAGAAGATACACTACTCAAGGAGCTATATTTAAAAACACCTAAAGATATAATATTAACTAAGTTAAACAGAACTTGGAAATCTATAAGATATAGGGCTAGTAGACTAAAGTTTAAACGAGACCCATCCATTATAAAACAGGATAATATAGAGGGTACTAAAAAAGCTATGCTTGAAAAATATGGTGTAGAATACTCTACCCTTCTACCGGCTATGAAAGAAAAAAGTAGACAAACCAATTTGAAAAGAAGGGGAGTAGAGTATCCTTCACAATCCAAAGAAGTTCGTGACAAGATAAAATTAGTAGTAAATGAGAGATATGGTGTAGATAATGTATTTCAGGCACAGAAAATAAAAGAAAAATCTGAACAAACTATTTTAAAAAGATATGGAGTAAGATATATAAACCAAAGTCCAACTATTCGAGAGAAAACAAAAGAAACAAATCTTGAAAGATATGGAATATCAAATACTTTTCAATTAACAGATAGGGTCGAAAAAGGAATGATTGAAAAGTATGGACAAAGAGTCCCACTTAATGTCCCTGAAATTGCTGAAAAAAAGAAAAAAACGAGTTTAGAAAAATATGGAGCACCATTCCCTGCTGAAAATAAAGAAGTTAAGGAAAAGATAAAGAAGACGAATATAATTCGTTATGGGGTTGAGACACCTTTTAAGAGTTCAGAGGTTAAAAAGAAAATAATTGAAAAAAACTTAGAGAGATACGGTGAAACAAACCCAGCAAAAAATGAAGATATAAAGAATAAGATATATCAAACATGCTATGAGAAGTATGGTATAAAGAGTTTTTTATGCTTAGAAGAAGTTAGAAGAAAAGGACGAGAATTAGCTATACAAAGAAATTCTATAGGAAGATCTAAAGGTGAAATAGACTTTATAAAGTATCTCCTTTTGTTAGACCCAAAAACTGAGAGCCATAAAGAGCACCCTAAACTGAAGCATGTCATTGACTATTACTTACCTGCATATGACTTATGGATACAATACGATGGTGATTATTGGCACGGTAAAGTTCAAAGGACAAATATTAATACCAGGCAATTTGATAAGATACAAAAAACAATAGCAAGAGATAAATTAGAAGTAATAGGGATACCTAACTTAATTAGATTCTGGAGCAGTGATGTTACCTCCGCAATCAAGAATAGCACAATTTTTGAACTTATTATCGAAAAAATAGAAAAAAATATAAATAGGAACCAAATGTGCCATCAATTCTTAAAGAAATTGGAATGGTATTCCGAAGACATAAAAAATATTCCATTTAATATAGAAGGGATAAGAGCTTCAGAGTTTATACTACAACCCGAAACAATTTCTGAGGAAATAAAATTATTCATTGAACGGTATGAGTGGTTAGGTACTGTTGGTTTTAATGTTAAGTGGTGCTTTACTGCCCGATATATGGGAGTATTATCAGGAGTTGTATTACTAAGTGAACCACCTGCATACTCCAGTCTATTAGGAGCGGATACCCCAATATATGAGGCACTAATTCAACGAGGAGCAACAGTGTCTTGGTCCCCCCGCAATTTAGGCAGCAGGTTAATTATGTTCTCTTGTCGCTGGCTGGTCAATAACACCTCAAAGAGACTTTTTGTAGGGTATTCTGATTCAGAAGCTAATGAGAGAGGTACAGTCTATAGAGCCTGTAATTTTGATTATCTCGGTAACACCTTCGGTGATACCTATTCATATGTTCACCCTGAGATACCGCATCACTTTTCTTCCAGATACCTGAGAAGAACTTCAACTTTTAAAGTGTGGTGTAAAAAAAATAGTATAGAACTAAAACCAGAGTGGTTTAAAGAAAATCAATTTAAGGATTTATCAAAAATACCTGAGGATATTAAACAAAATTGGTATTCCTGGGGAAAAAAATTATTAAAAGAAGCTAAGAAAATTAGGCTATTAAAAAAAGGTAAATACTCTATCTTATTAGGGATAAATAAAAGAGAGTTAAAAGATCTCAAACAAAAAATAAACTATGTATCCCTGCCGTATCCCTTATGACCAGCCGCCTCTTGCTCCGGAAACAAAATTTCTGCGTGATTGGACGCCCGGGCGCGAATAGGGCCCCAGGGCCGAGCTAATTCCTATACCGTAACGAGGTTGTTTTAGTCCTATAGCAATCTTTATAGATCTCTTAGCCTGATCAAGAAGTTTATCGTATTCACCTTCAAAGGACTCTTTCATGGATTGATATTTAGAAGATTTCTCTATATTAAGAGACACTCCACTGATGCTATAATCGTACTCATCAACTATCCAATTCAAAGCAAGAGCCCCGCAAGCCAGTGATGCTGACTTAAGAAGAATCACAGCTCTCCATCTATCCGGAGTTTGAAATAATGTTATACCTGTCACCGGAGGAGCCGTATTGAAATAATCAACAGCCATAAGTAGATACTCATAGAGTTCATAATCTTCCCACACGTAACCAAATACCTGAGCTTGTGCTTGTATGAACTTTTCACTCGCCGGGGGACGAAATCTATAATTACGATCGGGATTATTATCCCTTAGCATAATTCTTAACCTTCTTACGAGCAACTGCTCAGAATCAACACTAGTAATATCTGTCTTTACATCTTTAGCAACAACATTAAATTCCTGAACAACTTGAATTGTAGGAGATCCTGAAGTTTCCCTAAAATTCCATCGTACTAGCCAGTCTCCGATATTTGCATCTAAGGGTATGGTAATATTCACATAATATTGACCTACCCCCATGGTAGCGGGGATTTGATCTGGAGGCCCAATAAGAACTTCAACACCTGTAGTATAATCAAATATAGAAAATCTAATATAATAGGGATCTACCAAATTTCCGATATTATCCCGGATTAATATTTTCAAATCTTCTTGGGTAAGAGTTTGTCCCGTTTGGTATGCTACTGACATATTAAATTCCTCGATCAATATTATTTAGATACTTGTCAAGAACTTTCCTTACAGAGTCTTCTTTAAGGAATGAAAACTTACGGAACTGTTCCTGAATATATGGAGTAATCTTACCTGACTCATCTTTGAGAAACTCCCCATTTTCAGATCTTATATAGGATGATATTCGAATCATGTCCCTGAAGACAGGATTTTTTTTACGTTGCATAAAATTGTCTCCCTATAATATTACTGTAAGGATTTTATATTATTAGATTATTAGCTCTAAAATTTTAGTACAATATCATGAAAGCATTAATATCGAAGTGATTTTCCATAGCTGACATTTGCTGATGAATACCATCCGAAGTTACTGAAAATTCCACAGTGGTCAATTGTGTAGCAGAGGTCTCTAAAGCCCTATAATACCAGCGTATCTCATAAGTCCCAATCTTCCATGTATTCTCAATAATAAAATTGGGTCTTATCTTTCCCGTATCTAAAATATCAGGTAATCTGTTACGAATACCAATTGGCATAAATTGATTTGTAAGAGGATGAACAAACCCAATATCATATCTTATCCAATATGGAGTATATGGAAAAGTCTGGTATGGGTAGGCATTATAATACCGCGCATACAAATTAAGGATAAGATCTGTTTGTCCTATCCGATGTCCTTGTATAAAACTTTCCATAAGGAGTCTCCAGACAAAGGAACCAACATATGCAAGATCAGTTCTTTAACGGAAGGGCACAATCTTATTCTTCGTTATCTTCTTCTTCGATCTCAAGTACTAACTCAACAGTAAACTTGATCACCTTCTTATCCTCATCAATATCTGGCATATAATCAACCTGGTCTTCCCAGATATAATCATCAAAATCCTGATTCAAATCTGATATATCAAGATTAGCATATTTTTCTTTAAGAAATGATGATAGTCTTGGATTGATCATTTTTTTAAGATCACCATCATGATCATCAACCCAATCCTGAAGTATTCTATTAAGTACCCTATAGCTATCTGGTGGAGTACCCTCATAAGATATATGTATGTCTGCCCATACTTCGATATTTGCGGAAAATTCCTCATCATTGTTTTCTATAACATTTTCTTCTTCTATATCAATATTTTCAAACCCAACAAAAGAAGCTTCTTTTAGCTTAAAATTTTCAGAAGCTTTTTTAGCCATAAAATCAACAATAGATGCTCTCATAATTAAAATCCATGCTTGCTGTTAGTAAAGTTGAGGTCGTTTATCCCAGTATAGCCCATATCCCACTTTACAGGTTCAAGTGTCCCCATACCTGTTATACCACCGGTTTCAGGGGTCACTTTGTCAATGTTATAAAACACATTGATTTCATATGGTCCTATAGCAGGGGATATAGTAGTCATTTTACCTTGGTATACATCCATATTAATTCTTATCCTTTTTTAATTTCATTCCCAATTATGCTGGCACAAAGAGACTTTAATGACTTTATATTGTCAGCATAAGTAAGAGCATCAACTGGACATTGTCTTAAAAAGTATGCTGTTTTCAACTTTTCTACCACATCAGAATTTTCAAAAAAGAAAAATACTTTTCTTTGATCCTTAGTAGTATTTTTTATTTTACAACCAGAGGTTGCAAATAGAGCTGCAAGATAAAGGTCACACGTCTTATATCCGTCCCGTGTATAAATCAAATCACCGTGTATATTATCGTTCATTTGATCACCTCTCAATATTTTTTATTATAGATGTTATTTTAAATTTAAACAAAAATTGCCGAGGTCGATGTAACCCCGGCAACCTCAAAAATCGTCAAGCCTTAAGAAAAGTCTTACGCATTACCGTAATAATACCCAGTTGAACCAGCTGCACCAGTTGAATACTTATCATTAGCCAGAAGATCCATGTAAGTATTGGTGAATCTGGAAGTACCTGTATCACCGATATCTTGGCGAGGGACTTCATCAGCTGAAGTGTATGCACCTTCAGTAAGTACGAATGGTGCACCATTGTGGTCTGTGAAGAGTGAGTTACTTGCTGCTGTCGAGAAATACTTCAGGACACCCTTTGCAAGACTATACAGAACGTTATCTGTAAGTTGAATAACTTTTGTTTCTCCCCACACGATATATTCATCTTGACCGCTGAGGTAATTACCTTCCTGGGCACCGCCAAGCTGACTTCTTTTGTCAAAATCAGTAAAATAAATTTTACCTACGTTTGTGCCAAAATATTGTACACGTAGTGTATCAGCCATAAAAGCCTCCTTAGACTAAATCTTTTTGTTTGTATATAAAACCCTTTATCAGGGATCTTCAATAAAGGTAGCATATTAAGAGATTATTATCTATGCAAAAAAGGACTGCTCAATAAAATGAGCAGTCCTTATATTAGGTTTAAGAGTATTTTACTTTTTCACGCCAAGCACATCCAACCACTTATATGCAATATTTCCCCAGCTATACTCTTTAAATATATTGGATTATAACTTACAATTTATGTATAGTATAAGATCACTACTATTACCCATCTTTATATAATTTTTATACAAAATATTATAAGATATTCCCATTTTAGTCGCCCAATCCTTAAGACATAGAGTTAAACCATTAATTGTAACATTTACGCTATTCCGTCTGTTCCTATTTTGAACAGATCTTAAAACCCATTTACAATTTTCTTTACAATAACCTAAATCATTATTAAGTCTCTCGATTGTATGCTTATCCGATGGAACATTTCCCATATCTTCTAAAAATTTTAAATAACCATTTGGATTATCTCTATGCCAATTTTCACATACAATAATACCTCTTCCTCCATAATCTATATATCTTTTATTTGAGGGATTATAGCATCTATTATGCATATTATCATATACTTTATACTCTTTAGAAAAGGATCTTCCATCTATGAATACTCTCTTTCTTGATTCAGCACTATTAAAACACCCACAACTTCTTGTATTACCCACTTCTAATGAATGTCCCCTTACTATCACCTCTTTACCACAATTGTTAAAGAGACATCTGCACAACCAAACAGAGCCTTCCCTTTTCTTAATTTCATGTAAAGATATAACTTTTAAATAGCCATAAACTCTTCCAACTTTATCTATAAATCTGGACATTATTTATTCCAACTCTTTATCCAATTATCAGCAATTATTTCCCAGTTGTATTCTTTCATTTTAGTATTAGCTTTTTCAGCCCATTCATTTCGAAAATCTTCATCAGTTAATAATCTTACAGATTGATCTATAAATTCTTCTCTATATTCTTTAGAAGAATTTAATCCATCAATTAAAATTCCACCATCTCCAACTGTATCTATTAATCCTGCAAGATTTGTACACAATATTGCATTATATGCTGCCCCATTCTCTACTGCGGTTATTCCAAAAGTTTCTGTAAATGCCGTGCTGTATAGCCATACCATACTCTCTTTTTGTAACTCTGCCAGTTCTATTTTTGATACTCTACCCACATATTTTACACCATTCTGATTCATTAATTCTTTTATAGCTTTGATGTAATTTATTTCATTTATATTATTTCGGTGAACAGCAGCCTTTTCCCAATTATAAAAGCCATAAGCAACTATTAACTCAAAATCCGGTACTTGCCTTTTAATCTCAGGGAGCATAAGCAGAAATTCATATAGACCTCTATCAGGACTAGAACTCCAAACCATCTGTTTCTTCTTTTTTAACCTATCTACATTATTATATAAATCCCAGTTAATACCATTTGAAGTTTTAATCATCTGATCACTTAAGATACCATGATGCTTACTTAAAAAATTCTTATGCCACTCTGACAAATAAGCGTATTTTCTGACTCTCCAAGTCATAGTATCATAATTTTTATCAGATGAAAGCCATATATCATGAATCATGATGTCGTTAACTAAGGAATGAATATTTAATTTTAAAGGTTCTGTTGATCTGGATGCTATGAAATAATCAATGACATCATATTCTACATCCGTTTGCAACTTAGTATGATCACGATATACAACATCCCCAATCTTTACACCTTGAGCATCAAAGACCGGATCAAGAACGATATCATCTTTACTGTCTGATAATAAGTCATTATAGATAGTGGTCTCAAAACCTTTTTTTACAAACTCCCGAGCAAGATATGATGCCCATGTCTCTGATCCTGCCATACCCTCATCTACTTTTTGTTTATTCCAGGGTTCCCAAGCTGGACCAGTCCAAATTACTACTTTGGGCTTAGCCCATTTTGCTCTGTATTTTAGATGATTTTCAACATCTTCTTTATCATAGGCTTCTTTATTCTCCATCTGATGAGATCCTCGGCTTATTCCCCCGAAATGGAATACAAAAGAATCTATCGCCTGACCAGTTTTATAACCATACTTAGTCAATCGATTCATAAGATCTAAATCTTCACATCCGTTAAGGAAGAGGGGATCAAACAAGCCTACTTCATTTATTGCACAGCGAGCAAAGATAGTAGCATATGCTGCCACCCACCCTTGACTAACAAAAACATCCTTATGTTTTTTATTAGAATCCTCCATGAATTTATAAAGTTCTTCTACATAAGGTTTAATCTCATCAATCTTCATAGCTGGGTGAAGATCAATCTTTGATTTTTCTAAGAGCATAGAATAAGATGGTTTACCCGGGGCGTCATGCAACCAACTTCTGTCACAATTTGACAATACACCACAAGAAGCTAATCTATCAACAGTCTCCATTTTATTAACAAGGCTAGTAAGCCAGCACTTTGACACTATAACATCTGAATTCAAAATTACAAAATATTTTGTATTAGAAGCTTTAATACCTGCGTTACAAGTCTCAGAAAAAGATAAACGTTTATTTGGGTCACCTATAACAGTAATACCCTTTAATGTCAGCAAGTAATCCCAGGTCTCTTTATTACTGCCTCCATCTGAGATAATGATATGGAACGGGTACAGGGTATTCATGAGAATAGAGCTTACGCACATCTTAAGATATTCAACGTTATTATAGTTAGCAATAATGATATCTACTATGGATCTATTTCTTACATCTATTTTTTCGGGAGGATCCGGAAATTTCATTTGATTATTAATGAGCTCCGTCAAGGTACTTATCCATTGACCGGATATAGCCGACAAGCTATAGTCTCCTATAGAGGCTTTTCCTGCTTCTCCTATCTTTTTTCTTACGGTGCTATCTTTTAATTTTATTAGGGCATTTCGCCATTCTTCTTTAGTATCACAAATAAACCCATTTTCTCCATCTCTAATAATTTCTTTGTATGCTTGAAGAGGAGAACAGATAACTGGGAGACCCAGAGCCATAGCTACAGTAGCTTTCACAGAACTCTTTGCTGGTTGAACATCAACACGTTGGGGGCAGAGCACTACATCACAGGAATTCATTACATCAACCCAACCATCTTCTGTCCATCGGTGAGTGGCATTATCCCATTCTGTACATAAAACTATTTCATACCCTGCTTCTTCAATTGTATCCTTTAAATAATCACTAATAAGCCAGGAATTTCCGCCCATACCTACATAAATTGCTTTAGGCTTTATGTATCGATCTTCATAGACTATCTTATTGGATGTTTTCTCCACAGCATCCTTAAGAACTACAGTCTTCATAAAGCCATGCTCATTAGTAAGTTCTTTAAGCTTAGTGGAACAGCAAGTAATAAGATCTGCTTCTCCCATACATTCACGCTCAAATGGGAAATTGAATAAAGCCTCACAATGGTCAAAGACACATTTTATATCTGAAGATTTAAGATGCTTCATTATTTCAAGATCTTCTTTACCAAACTGAGTAAAGATAGCTACAGTTGCATCTCCTACCCTGTTTCTTATTTCATAGATACTATTACCGTAGTAATTAGTAATGATCGTGCTATCAATCCCCATATCTACCAGTTGTTGGCAGATATTAATTCTTCTTAATCTAATAGAAGGATTCGTTAAATCAAGTGCGGGAATAAACCATACTACTTTAATATCTCGAACTTTATTCAATCTTATATCACAGAAATCGATATTATTCCGAAGAACACTCATATTAAGATCATTTTTCTGCAAAAATTCTTTTAATTTGAAGATGTCTTCTTCCTGGAGCACCATCCCTTTTGACAAACGAGCCATTTCAATATTCGTAATCTTAAGGAGTTCACTCATCTGTTCATTACCTGGTTTGTGCATAAGAGCAAGTGTACAATATTTTACTACACTGTCATATTCTTTTCTATTGTAATAAAGGAGAGCCAGCTTAGCTGCTGGAATAAATCCATAGTAGTCAATTATCTGAGACATTCCTCCTTCAAGTTTTTTATTAAGAGCTTCTTTATAATATGATACTGCTGTGTCTGTATCATTTTCCTGTTCAAAAATATTTCCAAGAACCACGTAATTCTCAGCATATATGCTATTGAATCTAATACCTTTTAGTGCATAACTTTTTGATGAAGAATAATCAGATTTTTCAAAATAATATCTTGATAATTTTATGCATGCTGTAGTAAGATTATCCGCAAAATCTGCTCCCTTTTTTATATAGGGATCAAGTACCAATATTGCTTTTTCCCACATTCCAAAATCAGCCAGTTCTTTACCATAATAGAACTTTATTCTCTCTGAGCAGTTATTGGATTCATAGATCTTTTTAAGAGCCTCTATATTGCGAGCAGGATTATGGACTCTAATTCTATAGTGATCAATATTGATATTTTCCCGATGTATCTTATTTGGTGGAACATCAAGATTCATATATTCATGTATGGGATCATGCCATTTTATATGCTCACAGTTTTTTACTATTCTTTCTCTCGGGAGAATTAATACCGGGGCATCCTTCTCATCATGGCTATATACGTAATTGAGTATAGTAATATCCCAGTTCTTAATCTTAGGTTTAAGATCCAGGAGTTTCTTATACTCTGAAGGTTTTATGATATCATCAGAATCACAATTATGAGTAACCATATACTCTGTTACATAGCTATGATCTTCACTAACTTCAAGATTATAAACCTCTCCTTCATAGAATTCCTTTGTGTATTCATCTATCTGATGGTATAAAAAGTCATTATCTGAATAAAAATTTTTATTAAAACAGCATCTTAATTCTTCACTGTGTGTCTCAGATATTATATCTTGAAAAGCTGATATACTTTTACCACCAACCCGTACTTTCCAGGCATTTTTTGTTTTATAAGGGATACACTCCCCCATTATACCAAATCTTGATAAAATTAAACGTATCTGTTCAACTAAATAAGGGCTACTCGTAGTAATAGCAAAACTATCAGGATTTTCACCCCCATCACCTCTATAATATCCTTTTATAAACTCTGATAGGTGCTTATCACTCAAACCTAATAATTCATTAGGTAGCTTCCTAACAGACTGTAAACCACTAAAATAACTCTTAAAAAATTTTGATAAGGTAATAGAATTAAACGTAACATTACACCCATTACTCTCTGAAAAAACTTTAGTTCCTGATATATTGAAAATTCTATTCATCAGGTATATAACATCATCCTGGTATGATGTTTCTTTTTTATGAAAACAAAAAGATAAATAATTGGCTCCCACAGTACCTTCAGCTACAAAATAACCAAACAGTCTCATAACTTCAGGAGTAATTTCTATTTTATCTGGTAATTCTTTTTTACCTTGAGGATAATCTAATAAGTTTACAAACATAGAATTATATATAGTCTGCTTTAATTTAGGAAAGCTTAGTATATCACCTAAATGTAGCTTATCTATAGGTATAAATTGTGGAGCATACTCTGTATAGCCTTGCTTACATTGTCTGCTTAGTTTACCATACTTCTTAAGGTATCTTTTTGAATACTGCTTCTTACAATCTGGCTTACAAAATTTTATACCTGTTTTACATGAATAACTTTGACACCCTAAAAACTCATGATTTGGAGTAACTCCTATAGATTTCCCTGAATACTTACTTGATATCCTGTAGATATCCCCACTAAAAGGCTGCTTATATAACTTAGTAACTGGCATATATCTACCAGTATGAGTCAATACCTTATCTCCCAGGCATACTTCAGATATGGATATAAGTCCTCGTTCTGTATGGACTCTTGAATCGGGCGTAAGACACCACATAATATATTCTGATGTATTATTACTAAATGAGAAATTTCGTGCGGCACTGAAATCCTGTACCCATTTAAAAAAGAATGTCTTAGCCCCATAACTCTCAGCTAAGGCCTTTATCTCTGGGTCCTCTTTTTCCATAGCAAGAGTTATTACTATCTCGTCAAATAGTTCACCTTGACAACTTTTAAGACATCTATCTAAAACATCCTTATCATCAGGACCTACAATAATATTCAAACCCAATAAAGGGGTGCGTATACTCATGCGTACACCTCACGTATATTTTCAAGTCCTGTAAAACCTTCAAATTTCTTTCTATTAATATAGTCATCAATTGCACGTCTTATAATCTCAGCACGAGGTACCCCCGTAAGTTCAGATATTACTCGAAGACCATGTATCTCACCATCGGTAAGATGAAAATTCACTCTTTCCATTAAAAACTCCTATATACAGGTAAGTACCATATACTTACCTATAGAAAAGATATTAAGAGATTATTAATTTTTAAAAATTATTAGAGAAAGGAAATTTATACTGCGGCTTCTTTAGCAGCTTTCCACTTTCTGTCATCGATACCGGAGATCTTTGAAGTATTTTTTTCTTGAGTAATGAGAGGTTCATATGATTTAGTACTCAAACCAGCTTCTGAGGCTAATTTACTAGCATCTGACCAAGATTCTGTCTCTACCCCTGCAACATTGGGTTTTAATTTAGTTCCACCTGAACCATAGCGTTCGATTTGGCGAATTTCAAGTTCAGTATTCTGCTTCCTTTTATCCCGACTGATCTTATAAGTCTGAGCCTCTGTCCACTGCTTGAAAAAAAATCCACCATTTAAATTTAAAGATATCAGGCGTTCCATCTTTACTTCCTTATGACCCTCTTCACATCGAGGGCATAAGATATCGGGGGTTTCTTTAATGGAATGAATAACTTCTTGTATCAAGCTACAGCTATTACATCTGTACTCGTAGATAGGCATATCTTAACTCCTATGTAATATTATATTAATGATAATTTTAATTTAAATGTTTCATGTTGATTTATAAACCATATACCATTCTCTTTTACCGAAGGAAGGTATTTCAGATAAGCTGTTCTGAATATACCAATACCCTGATGAACATAGTCAAATTTTACTTCATCAGAAAAAGTTAAGACTATTTTTTTAATTATGTCAGGATTGGCATAAATCATTCCAACGATATCATCGTGGAATTCTATATAGTTAAAAGCACAATCAATCGCTTTTGAAAAAAGATTCTTATCAAATTCTATAAGATATACGGGTAGTTCATTCATTATTACTCCATTTTATATATATCTATTTTTATTTTATCGCTGGTTGTACCTTCGTTGGTCTTTTCATTCTTCCAGGATTTTTAACTTTCTTTGGTATAGTGGTAGGCACCCAATCAGGAGCTTCATTATTAACAACATCCACTTCACCAGTACCTACAGTACCATCATCAAGCTCTGGGATAACCTGAGCTTCAGCAGGATTATCCTTGTCAATAACCTGATCCATTAACTCAAATCCCTCGTCGACAAGCCTCTTTGATATATACCCGCCGCTTTGACGTTTTAAATATGCCTCTTCTATGAGTATAAAAAATACTCTTTCAGGAAACATACTGAATTCTTTAAGAGATTTTAACTTTTGTTCATCTGTCCGAGGGAACCAGGTATTCTGAAACCAATCAATAACTGTTGGCATAAAACTTTCTCTTTTAAAATACCCGGGCACTTTAGGACTTGAAGATAATAACCTATTCTTTATATCTTTTTCTGTAAAAGGAAATTTCATCATCTTTTCCCATGCCGTTACATCAATTTTCTTGGATGGTGGAGAATATACAGGATAATTCTTATAATGTACTTCTATGGGAGTATTCTTTATCTCATCAAAAACTGCAAGTATATGCTTACATACTCTCGCATTTTTACCCCTACCAGGATTTCTTTTTCCATTAGGATATCTTTGACTTTTAGAAACAGTATACTGACCCGGTTCTTTTGGGGCAACTAAATCTGGCTTAAACGCAGGCATGTACATATAGTTATCTTTAACGGCATAATACTGAGCTCCACTATACAAAAAAGCGGGGCAGGTACAACCAATATGTACAGGATAATCGACATACTTGGTTGCATCTATTTTATCATCTCTTAAAAACTGTAGATAGACACTATGCGTTCCATATCTGGATCCCGGGGAGGTTACTCTAAAAGTAAATAACCCACGTTCATATTGTTTAGGATTGTTTTTATTTGACCATATAGCCCTGCAGTTATTAGCACGCTGTAATTTTAAGTCATTCTTATAATGATAATCTTTTGCAATTATCTCATCAAGAGATGCTGCAACTTTACATCTAATAACAAATTCATTGAAATCTTTACCTGATATAGTAAGACTAGCCAAAAGTTCTTCCGGGATAATCTCAGAAGATAATTTTCTAGTAAGACTTATAGCAGGTTGTTGTTGATCCTCATCTGTAGTAAAATCCTGCTCTCTTGATTTTCTCCATTCCTCTAACACTCCACCTTCACTAAATATTCTCGGAGTATTAAAATACCCAAATTGAGTAGGATCTGAAATAGCATTTTCAAAAGGTGGGGAGTCCTCCTGATCTTTTGGCTTGTCAGAAGGACTATCATAATCATAAGGATCAGTGGTATTAAAGGAGGTGTCAAGGTGCTCCTTACCCTTTAACATACCAGGAACAGGATTATCTGGTTCATACGTAGTTTTAGCTTTACCCTTAAGATATTCCATCCAGGATTTATCAGTGTCTGTAGATACTTCTCCTGGTAAGTCATAATCCGGAGGACAATCCTCCGGTTTTTCGAAATATCTTGCTAAAACTCTTCTGATCCTTATATCCATTTTACACTTCCGCTAAAAGATCATTAAGATCAATATCATCATCCTTGGCATAAATTACTTCTGCCTCTGAAGCATCAAAGGGGGTATCTTCACCTGAAGAATACACTGCGGTAGGTTCCTCAAAATCATTATTAGATGAAAAAGTAACCTCACCAGCATCAACTTCACCAGAAGCTCCCACAGTCACTCTTGAAGTGATCCCATCTTCAGTTTGAATACTCGATCTTGTATCCCGGGATACCTTACTTATCACAACAGCTTCTTGACCCTCAGTAATAACTGTGACTCCTTTAGCTACTGTGGGCTTAGTAGCCACTATAATAGGGGCACTATCGATAAGTTCTTCAACTGAATCTGTAACATTCATAATAGGAGCATTAGAAGTAATTTTAGCAGGGGCTTTTTTAACCGGAGCCTTCTTAGCAGGAGCCTTCTTAGCAGGAGCTTTTTTAACTGGAGCCTTATTAACAGAAATCTTATGTTGTTCCATCTGAGCCTGAGTACTTGACCCTACATCAGTTGTTTGTGTCGATGGATAAGATGTTCCAGCAACTTCTACATCAGTAGCAAAGGTTTCCATCTTTACGGGAGCTTTAGCTACATTACCTTTATTATTTGATGTCTTACGAACTTCTACACCAGATGATTCATAATCAATAGTTAATTTTTTTCTATCCTCAGTACTGGCTTGTTTACCTGTATAATTTGTTGCTTTGGCAACATTACCTTCATGAGATAACGTTGCACTTTTTGCATTAGTATTGCTGCCAATGGCTACGCTATCCTTATTTGTAACTGGAGCGCCATCATAAGCAGATACTTTTCTAACTTCATTGGCATCCTCGTTAACAACAGTAACTTCTCTTTTAATATCATCCAGATCGCTGGTAACTTCTCTTTTACCATTAACCATTTTAATCTCAGGTATTTTATCATAACCCTTTAAAAGTTTATCGATGCTATCACTGGGAGGATTCTGTATTCCAACAAGAGGATCAGAAGTGTAATCACTATGCTCTACAACTCTACCCCCTGTAGCATTACGAGATACAGATGCAAGCTGCTTCTCGACAGGTTTTACTGATATTCCAGTAAGAGCTATCCACTCCCCTACTACTTTAGACAATGAACGTGCTGTACCCTGCTCCCCACGAAGGATCACATTAAGACCATCAAATTGTAAAATCTCCCCTCTTTTTACATAAAGAGAAGTCTTACCATTATCAAGACTTATGGTAAAATCCTGAAGCGCTGAGTATTCCTTTAAATTTGACATACATGTATCTCCTTTTTTATGTTATTATGATTTGATTTATATGTTATATATTCAATGGTAACTTTTTTTCATTATCCCTATCTTTACCATTAGAAAATACTATATTATTTACTTTAAACGTCTTACCTTTAAAAGTCTCATCCCCTATAAATTTGTCCATGGAATCTTTCTTAACATATGCGACAGTAACATGGGGATTGTATGTCGGGAATGTGCTTTCATTTTTTATCTTTTTTACGAGATTATAATACAATTTCTCAAGATCTCCAGCTTCTACTTCAATCTTAAGAACATCATATTCTTCTTTATCCTTAAATGCATTAATCAAACCAAGACGCACTTCAAAAGGTTTAATCTCTCCAATAATCTTTGCAATCCTTACAGGAGAATCATCTGTAATCCCATAAAGCACTGTTACATGGATATCATCCTCTCGACCTTTTGAATTATCCCCTTCTACATATAATTTATTACCCGGTACATTATCCATACCCCATTTTATAATAGATTTAGACAAGACATCAGGTAAATTGATTTTAGTGCATGAATAATCGTACTTCACTCCAGTTTTTGCAACTTTTGTACGTACATCAACATAAGTGCTAGAAGGTACATCATAAGTGAAGATAATTGATTCTGGATTGCGATTAGAAAATGTTTTTTTTACGTGCTCAATATCTTTATAATTCTTAAGAAATGCCAAAGAATTATCAGGATCAGAGAGACTTTTAATATTAAATGAATTAAATCCTGTAGTAGCTTCATCATACTTTGGAATTCTTATAGTCTTGCCAGAGAAAATATCATTCACTACTTTTGGGATGGAATCTGCATCCAAGCGTTCAAATTTAAAATCTATAGCCTTTGAAATACCTTTATCTGGAGATACGAAAGGCATAGCCATTTTTGAAAGTGTATCCGCGCACTTTCTTATTTTTGAGCTAATACTTTTCAAGTTTTTTTCCTTTAGCTTATTTAAAAACTTTTTTACACTATCTATATTGTCAAATTCCTTGACTAAATCATTACGTCTACCTATAAGTTCAAGAAATTTCTTTTCCCTATCCGATTGCTTACCACCATTATAGAAAATAACATAATCTGAATTTATCATCCCAGCTACTTCTTTATAAGTATTCTTTGCTGGATCATAATTCCTATCAAAAGGATCTAATAGGTATAAGTCTTCCCCAAATTCTTTCTCGATTTCTTTACGCCAACTGTTATCCTGACAATCCCCACCAAGAAAAATAACAGGAATACCAGACTTTGGAGCCTTAATAATATCTTTATCTGATAAATAGGAAGTAATTAAACGAATCATATTCTAAGTAATTCTCGGGACAGTTCTCTAATAATATCTGAAGCGCACTTTTTCTTTTTATCCTTATCTCTCCACATATTTAAACATTGAGCGATACTTTGATCTCTATCCTTTTTTTCAATGCGGACACATTGATGCATACAATCACCCATAAATTTTTGCTTGTCTCCATCATACTTGTTAGGATCAGGCATCTTTATTCCTCTGTTTTAGGTGAATCACGGTCAGGAATCCTCTTATTTTCCGAAAAAGCTTGGGCAGCTTTTGCACCTAAGACGCCCGCGATCAATAATGCCTCTGAAGGGCCTAATGATACAAAGCCTCCGCCTTTTGCCATAGAAACAATATTATGTGCAGCAAAAATAGCCATAATAACCACACAAACTACAAAAGACATCAGACGCATCATGCTTACTTTGCCATCAGGATCATTGAATAAACCATTCATAATGCTCTCCAATATTTTATATATTATTCTGAAACTGTTTTTGTATATTCATCCATAGCAATTTTTAACTTTTTAGCCAATAATGTGTATCCCCGCTTTTCCAAGCAAATCTTAATATTTGCTAATCGCTCAGCAGGATAATATGATTCAATTCTATTCTTTGGAGGAAGACTACCTGAGGCTTCTTTACTCTTTGCATATTCTAATAAAGGTCTCATCTGTGCTTTTACATCAGGAGTAGCTTTATTATATGGACCAATCAATCGCTCTTCTCTCATAGCCCCTGTTTCAACCATATTCTCAATTTCTTTTTTAGGAACTAATCTCTTACCATCCCACATCATCAACTCTTCTTTACCAGTAGAAGAATTCAGCTCAATAACAAAATCTCCCTTTTCGTAAGGCTTAATATTAGGATCAGTAGGTTCATGAAAAGCTTTACCAGGTTGATTTAACATCCGTGGGGTATGTTTGGTTTCTCCAAAAAAAGGATACCCTGTAATAGTGGCTTCCTTGATATCCCTTAACTCTGAAGCCTCTTTATCAAAACCACGTTCACTAAGAACATTAGCAATCTTATTCAATTTACCTAATATACTCATTATTTACCACCCTTAAGATATTTCTTTAAAAGCTTATCAAAATATGTTATTTTTTCTTTTGGTAAGTAGCTTTTAGCTCCTCCAAGATAATATGAGAAACTATCCGCCCAATCTTCCCAAGGAGATCTCTTTGCATAAAATCTTGTAAATCGAGCAAATGGCGAATAATAATAATCTCCTACTACCTCAGGAGTACCCTTCTCATGAATATGTATCCTTTTAAATCCTGGTTTTGGATACTTTGACCATCCTGACAATTTCAACCAATCATCTTTAAGGGATAGATCACCATCTTCTCCCTGGGCTTCATCCCAACCATGACCAAGCTCATGATAAAGAGTATGATCAAATTTATTTATTATAGACTCATTATCCGGATCAATAATTATTGAGGGATCTTTAAGTAGTTGATCATTCATAATAAGAGTATTATTAACATATTTCCCATGATTCGGGTAAAATTCTTTAGAGGGGCCTAAATCCTCAAATGACAGTGATTTTATACCACACATCTTTACAATTTCAGGGGATATTCTTTGAAGGCTACTATACAAAGCTTGAAGACATTCCGAATCAGCTTTATGGTCTACATCAATACCGTATATTTCTTTGATACCCGAAGATATCGTGGAGTTACGGTTATGCTCTTCTAAATCTGCCGCAATTCTCCGTAGACGAAAAATAAGTTCTATTGGTGTACTTTTTATAGTCATCATTACACTAAAAAAAATATTAATGTATTATTATTCGATAAAAAAAGGGTATTAGATTATATACCCAATACCGTTACCCTTCAAAATCTAATGCTATAGAATTAATGGCCTTCATTTTATATCCTAGTCTATAAAATTTTTAAAGAACTCTTCCCAGGCATTCTGATTCAAAGCTGTCTGCTGTAAGTTTTCTTTGAGATGATGGTACTTTTTATCTTTGTTAAAAAGTCTTTTTAATCTTGTACTTGGATGCCCTGTAGCTTTTTCATATTCATAAAAACTTAATACACTACTGTGCTCTATACAAGCATTAAAATAATCTTTAACATGCTCTACAGAATCCTTAGCTTCATAAATGGGCTGAATACCACATTCCAATAAAAAAGAATTCCAGCTACCAAAAGCTTTTTCTATTCTACTAACGGAATAGGGGAATTTATTAAAAATTACGTTTTTAATACTATTTCGGCTTGGTTTAATATTTTCTTTATATAAAATTTGCATATATTCAATGGCATTCTTTTTATCTATATCAGAAAATAAATTTTTATCCTTATTTGTGATTCTTACTAACTCAATGTCATTACTATTTGTACTTTCATACTCCCAAGTACTTGTAATTTCTTCATAAGATGGATTTTTTATTACTGGCACTTTTTTAAAAACAAAAATAGGCTCATACTTATCTTCCGAAAAATAACTTGGCATTCTTATTAATATTGTTCTATCATATAGTAATTGTGATGATAAGCCCTCATAAGCCATCTTCTGTAACTTATACCCACCAGAATCAGCTATATTCATTAAAAAATAGCCACCATCTTTTAGAATATTACAGCAGTTATTAATCATAGGGATTAAAAAAGATTTATGCCACTGATCTATCTTTGGATATCTTTTATAACTCTGCGTATCTTCTTCCGAATATTTTTCAGTGTCAAAATATGGGGGGGAACTAAAACACATATCTACTTTATTTAAACCCAAATAAAAAGAGGGGTCTTCTGCACAGGAATTAAATATCTTTATCTCCTTATCAAGATAATATCCATTCAACAACCGCTGTAACTTTCTTAATCCAAAAAATGTCTGCTGGCAAGGATCAGTACATGTATATGTGCTAACATTTTTTGAAGCACAAGCTCCTAATAATCTGCCCCCATATCCTGCGGAATAATCATAGACAGAGCCATTAGGAGGGCAATAGATATCATATAGCGTCTTGGCTATCAGTGGCTTAAAATTCTGAACAGTAGAGCCATGTCTTAATTCAGACCGTATAGCTGCTTCAGAAAGAGTATTTCGATATTTAAATACTTTTTCAATAACAGTTCTAAATCTTTTACTATCTAGATAGTTATTATATACACTTCTTTTTCCCCTGATTTTAGCAGCCCACATATGGGGGAAATGTGCACTTGCTAAATCAGTACCTATATAAGATACTTTATTGAACATACCTGATGACAAAACCTCTTTTTGAATATCCTGATTATTCAGGTTATTCAGGATAGCATTTATTTTATCTTTCCCTCTTATTTCATAGTATGGAAAACCAATAAAAGTATAGTACTTTATGACATTATCAATCCATTCTCTCTTTTCTATAATAGGAAGATCCCGCCACTTTTGGGGGGTATACTCAGATATTATACTGGGTAATTTATGGACACTACTATCTAACTCAGGTATATCAAATCTGCAGCTTAAAGGTATCTTATAATAAAAGCATGGGAGAATATACCCCTTAATAAGATCAAAAAATTTGGGGATATTAGAAAAATAAAGTAAGCTACAGTTACTTATTCTTTTTTCCCCTACATAAGAATCAAGCCCAAATTTATCATTAAGTATACTAGATGCTTTTTGAATATCTTCTACAGAAGAGCCAGAACAAACATAGGGGAGGGTATTATTTGCCAATCCCCCATCATCAAAGAACCATATAGAGAATGTTAAAGGATCTATATCTTCAATAAATTTGCTGGGTATAGTTTTTATAAAATGACCCTCTATATATTTATAGAATTGGTCCCTATAAAAAGATAACTCAGCATATTTGCTAGTTCTAAATCCAACAAGGTAACTCATAGTGTTTAACTCTGATATTTTTTCTTCATAATATAAGTCATTATTAATGATATCCTTTAAAAGAGATACTTTCCATTTTACATAATCTATCTGCATAATACTATGTGATTCTTTATAGTAAAAGCCTCTTATACCCCCGTCATAAATCCCGCCATCCCCTAAAAGCCCCCCTATTATAACTTTTTTATGAAGCTCAGTTAGATTAATATGATCAGACAAAACACTATCTCTATTTAAATTGTATGAATTTATGAGTTCCTTTAAAGTACTAAAAGTTGTGCTATACTTACGTGCTACACCTTTTATTCCTCTATATGCTATTAATTCATTTATTAATTCTTCTCGTGTAAGCTCCTTAACATCTTTTAAACCTCTACTATGATTTATTTCTTTTCTTTTGTAATCCAAACCCTTAGCCTTTATGCCTAGCTTATTTCTATGATAAGCTACACCCTCACCAGTTAAATTAAACATACGTCCTATGTCTACATCGGACATACCCCTATCAGTAAATTCTTTTAGCAGATCATCCGTAAGAGTTTTCTTCACTGCTTTATTAATTCCAGTATACACTACCTGGATATCTTTTTTAAGATATCCACGGGGATTTGTGGGTATTTTAAATTTTTTAAGGCTAAATAAAATTGCGCTTTCAGTAACACCAATAATTGTGCCTATCTCTTTTGCTCTAAAGCCAAAATCCAAATAAAGTTTGCGAAGAGTATCTTCATTTAATTCTGAAAATTTATATTCCATACACATCCCCATTTAATTATATAGTATACATATCTAAAGTATACATTAAAACTTTGGGTATGTCAAATTATTTATTAGTAATTAAATTCTGATGAACCTAAATACTTGTGCTTTTTAGCTATAGATATAAGTTTACTTATCTGATAGAGTTAAGTTTACCTAAAATAAAAAAGGGTTGTAGTAAATATATACTACAACCCCTTAATAGATAATGAGTTAAGTTATTATCTAGCTATTTTAACCCTGGTAATTGCAAGTGGGTTATGACATCCAATTCCGAGGTTCTCGAACACTGAAAATCCAATGCGTCTTGCTTTGGGATCATCTGCTGACAAAACCGTAAGTTCGGTTCTCACGGGGATACGACCGAAAAATTCTGGCTCTGCGCAAACATAAGCATAACCAGGATTTACTTTTCTGCTGACAATGATCTGAGCACCCCAAACGGTACCAAGCAGACCACTCTTGAGTAATGTTCCTTGAGTTTCAATATCAAGAACATCACGTCCCCATTTTCTTAAATCTGCAAAGTCAAGAGCGTTCATGAAAATACGAGCAACTCGAAGATCATGAGTCTCAATACGTGCGAAAGCGTCAATCAAGTTTGCAGGTGTAAGAGGCGCAACAGCATTGATCTGTGCGTTTACATATGCACTTCCAAGATTGTCGAAACCAAACTGAGAAACAGCATCCATAACATCAAAGGCACGTGCATCTTCAGCAGCTTGGATCTGAGCTTTTGCCAAATCCTGTGCGCGTTCGATAAGGTCAAAACGACGTTCTTTGATCTGTGTCAAAGGCAGTTCAGGGTTTGATGCTATTTCGAAAAGAGGGAATATCACACGGCGAGGTTTTGTAATCGCCAAAATGTTTTCACCTTCTTCTCCGACAACGAAAGCTGTAACGTTAGGATCTTTGTCGTAAATTGGCAGCGCACCATCAGGGAGCTGCTCTACGAGAAAAGCTTTACGTGCAACTGACGTATAATCTCTACGAAGACGCAAAGGCTGTATCATAGACGCTGCGAGTTTCGCACGACCAGAAGCAGTCTTAATGTAATCTCCAATGATCTGCTGTTTTAGCTCATTGGAAATTTGATTCTGTCCTTCCATTTTCAATTCCTCCTTAAAGGTTTTTTCAAGTGTTTGTTAAATCTCATTATGGATTATTTTCATGGCTACGATTGATTAGATCGAAAGCTGAACAACCATAAATGGATCAGTTGCACTTGGAGCAATCAATACGATACCAACTACGAAAGCAGCAACATCAACAGCTGTACTAACAGCATTGCTGAGAAGGCCATTCTGAGAAACATAGAGTCTTGCACCAGGAAGATATGTGATAGGAACTCCGGCACCGGCCTGAGTACATGTCTCATACATATCTGTTGAGAAAACGGTACCTGTTCCATGTAAATATGGACATTTACCACTTGCTACACCAGAGCTTGACTCGAAAGGATAACCTACAGCATTATTAATCGCAACACCAACTGGGCGACCAACAAGAACTGATGGAGCTGCATCTGTACCTGTACATGCTACGACTGTTCCGTTCACTGTTCCAACACATACAAACTGACCTGCAAGAATACCCTTAGGTGTGTCAGCACTAAGACGAGAATTCGCCAAAGATTGAACATTTGCACCGTAGTTATCTCTTGTCAATCCAGCCGCTGTCAGATTCATGAGAGTATTCATTGTCACGCGATTGAGGATATTTAGGCCTCTATCAGGGGCAATTCCACTTCCTTCACCAACCATGTTAAACCTCCTATTAAATGAAACCCAATCCCCTTATGGGGCGGGTAGATACTGTTAAAAATCTTATATCAATCTTTTTACTACTGATACCCAACTTTAACAGATGGGTATCGAATATTATTTAATTAAAAATTTCTCTTACATCCGGAGCAGTAGACCATAGACTGGATAGGTCACTGGAGTTACTTGAAGAAGCTTCTTTCTTAACCATACCAGAAAGTTTTGAAGCACCCTTCTTAATAGGAGAAGGCATAACACCACTGAAAATCTGATCAAGAAGACTTGCATCTTTTGATGTGGCTTCTTCCTCATCTTCTTCTTTTTTACCTTTGTGAGAAGCTTCAACTTCTTCTCCTTCTTCTTCCTCTTCTTCTTTTTTCTTTTCATCCTTGTCAACTTCTTTTTCAAGCTCTTCAGCTTGTTTTATCAAGTTGGCAAGTTTTTCTTTCTTTTTCTTAAGATCAAAGTAATGAGGATCATTCTGACCAGCATCTTTTGATGAAGCATCTTCCTCTTCATCTTCTTCTTTTTTCTTTCCAGCATCCTTTGATGAAGCTTCTTCCTCTTCTTCTTTTTTACCAGCATCTTTTGATGAAGCTTCTTCTTCATCTTCAAGCTTCTTTTCAATCTCTGCTACTTTTCTCTTTAGAGCAGCTAATTTTTTCTTTCCAGCATCTTTTGATGAAGCATCCTCTTCCTCTTCATCTTTTTTACTACCGGCGTCTTTTGATGCAGCGTCTTCTTCCTCTTCATCTTTTTTAACACCAGCGTCTTTTGACGAAGCATCTTCTTCCTCATCTTCTTCCTCAGAAGATGAAGCAGCAGCCTTTGCAATCATTTGAGCAAGACCTTCTTGATTCGCGAGAGTAGCATTAAGACCCTCTTCAGGAAGATGCATAAGAATACCAGCCTGTTTCTCAATAATCTCATCGGTAGCACCTGGGAGCATTCTCTGTGAAGCAATAATAGCTTTGACAGCTTTCTCTTCAAGTCTGCGGGCACTTGCGATAGCTTCCTGAGCAGCATGTTTATCGATAAGAGGAGCATGACCAGTCTCTTCACGTTTAGAATCGTCTTTATTCACTTTGTCTTTGTTAACGCCTTCATTCCATGCTTCAGGGTCACCTTTAGCATATTCACCGACACTTGGATTATTCTTGCTGTGTCCAGTATCATTCATATCAAAAACATCATTGTCAATTCCGGAACCCTTATCTTCTACTTGGGCACCTGGTTTTGACTTCATATCCGAAGCTAATCTGTTAGTCAAACGATTACGAGACATGCTTGTCCTCCTGTGTCAATTTATTTATGAAGTTCTAATGAACTTGGTTGTTTTCAGAGAAAAAACAGATATTAAGAGATTATTATAAAAAAGTTTTTTACTCTTCAAATTGGGATAAAATCTTAGCCCACGAAGCTAACTTTTTACATTCACTCTGACTTGGCTTGCGACCTATCTCAACTATCATCTTTGTGAAAAATGGCACCATTCCTGTTGACCCAAGTTTGACTCTGGATAGTGTCTTAATTGCATCTGTACCGACAGGAATATTAGAAGCATTCTTATCTATAAAGTGCAATATCCCTAAAACATCATCACGGGTATATCCATACTTTTTAAATTGCTTCCAATTTTTAATATTAGAAAGAATCATAAGACCATTATATAATCGATCATTTTTTGTATTTTTAGCAGAAACTAAAACCTTACTAAAATTAGCAGATTTACTCACTAAATTATCATTTGTAGAAGTCTCATCGATAGTAGGACGCCCACTATCTCCACCCTCTTCTTTAGCCTGTTCTTTCATTATCTCTCTACGGATCTGATTAAGGAGTTGTCTCTTTACCATATCCTTTACTTCATTGACTGTAGCATCCTCTTTAGGCTCTTCTATCTGAGGTTCCGGAGCTGCTGCGGGAGCGCCACCTAAACCACCAAGATCTCCACCAGGAGCTGCTGCAGGATCACCCATAGAATCCACAGGAGGAGCTGCACCTTCCGCTGGAGGAGTATCTACCGTAAGAGGTTTTCCTGACTCAGCAGGGGCCTCAGGAAAGCTAAAGTCATCAGCTGGAGGAGCTGGAGCATCACCCTCAGCAGCTTCGAGATCTCTTACGATTTCTTTTGCTGATTGAGATGCGGATTTCAAGTACATCCCGGGAGTATATTCAAAACCTGGCATAGCTACAGCTTTTTGAATTTTTTCAGATACATCAAAATCACAAGGAAGAACTTTATGAAGTACTGCACCTTCAAAAGCAGGTTTACGTACCCAACTTGCATCAATAAATTTACAGCTCTCAGGATCATCAGCTGACCCGCATAATTCAGCGACTATCCTCTTTGTACCATTCTTATCATAAAAATAGTTACCCTTGAAATACTTTATGTGCTTACAGGATTGAGATTCATCTTCAGCTACACAACCACATTGTGTACAAATACTATATTTTATCAAACAACCCATGCTAACTGCACTATACTCACCTGATTGAATCTTATTAACCAAATCGGTATGCTTTTTATTAGTAGCAATAAGAATATCTACATACATAGAAGTAAGATCATTACCATCCACGTCTTTTGCAAAGGGTACTGATCTTAGTGCCATATCAATAACCTTGCCTTTTGATAATTCCGGAATCTGCACGTGTTCACAGTTATGCACTGTTACACCTTCAGCAACATAAGAATTATCCCCTTCAACCTCTATGTTATAAACGTCAAAAATACCCTTTATGTCCTTTACACTATCTATTTTAGATATGATCCAGCTATTACCTTCATCTTCAAATGTATGAGTTATTTTTTTAGATACTCTATCAGAAATCCTATTATCAGAACAACCAACGATATCGTTTAACTTTTTAGAATCCCTTGTAGATATCCGTAAAAAATATCCTGGTCTTGATTTCTTATTAGTTAGGGGGTCAGTAAAAACTTCGTACCCATCTATTAATTCATAGTCTGTATATCTTGGTAGTACTCCAACTTCTCTATAAGTAGGTAGTATCCCCATTCTCCAAAACATACCATTAATCTGTTGAATCAATGCCTGTGATTTAAGTTCTAAACTATAACCCCTTGAGATATGCTCCCCACAGCCATCCCCATTAATACAATGCTTAATTATTATAGCCTGTAATTTTTTAGGAAGCCACATTGCTTCTTCAGGCAATCTTTTAGCCCATGAATATTTGCCACACCATTTTTTAAAAAACTGAGCTACTTCCTTATTACTAATAGATAAGCTATATGACCCTGATTGAGTTTCATATAGTCTTGGTTTGCAATCTATTCTAAAAGTACTTCCAAATTCTTTTATCAATAGATAAGATAACCTTTCAGCAACATCCGTTTCATCATTACCAAGAGCAAAGGTTATCCCGGACTCTTCATCAGAAAAGATATTTTTATTATCATAGTAACCTTCAGCAAGAAACCAACCGATTAATTCCGCTCTATCCTCATTTATTTCATCATTGGGAGTTTCAATTAAAGATACAGGATGTGTAAAGAAATCTCTATTAGAATCAATATCTCCAGCTTCTTTCCATCCTGGAGTTATACCTCTTGGATAAACTTCACCTGAAGCCCTATGCACTCCAACAGAGAAACCTGTCCAAGTATCCAATAAACAAAAATTTGCGCTCTTATCAAAAAAATTTGGATTACCTGTCTTTGGGCAAGTTTCACGGGCATGGTATACCCAAAAAGGATGATTTTTAGTTACACACAATTTCCTAGAAAGAATATTCAAACCTGACATCTCAACTAAATTATCCGCTTGATGTTTAAAAGTCTTTGTTACTCTTCCTATCTCACCTTTACGATTTATAACTCTTTCACCCTCAGTAATCTGTTCTATAGCTTTATATGTACCATCTGCCATTAGTACCCGTGTACCTGCGACAAAACAAAAATTATCTGCCCCGAGAAAACTCTTTGAAGCTATCTTTAATAATTCAGTCTCCCAACTGTCACCGTTGTTATTTACAAAAATTGAATACTCGGGTTTGATTAGATAATTACTTTTAGGATCCGATGAGTCAGCTCTATCCACATCTACGGAAGCCATTATAGAGACGTGACTAAGCAACCATTTTGAAGGATCAAACTGAGCTACAACATTTTTTGCTATAACAATACGACCTTTAGAAACAACGTTGTCCACCCATTTACCCGGGCAGACAACCTTATTAACTACTGCAGCATGTCCAAACTTAAGCATTGCCATTTTTACGTTTCCTTACAGCTATTCAGACTTTATAGTCTTATAAATCTTACTTACAGCAGATCTCATAAGACCATCAGAGCAGATGTTTTCATATTGAGGATACAATCTCTGATAAGCTTGTATATCCGTCAAACCTTTATTGGCACATGCAACTATATCACTAGCCAACTTTGTCACAACAGTATCAGCAAAGTTACCCGCTACTTTAGAAGCCATTTTATTTATACGATTTTCAGAAGCTTCTTTAGATGCCATATCCTTTGCCATCTTTTTGACTTTATCCTGAAGAGTACCATAGTTCTCTTTAGAAATAGTCTTATCATAACTGTCATAACCCGTATCTTCCATAACTGGAGAAGTTCCTATAAAGGGCGTAATCAGAATAAGCTCTGTAGGGTCTTTTTGCTGATTACCTCCCATAGGGAAATCCACCCATATTTTATTTATTGCTGGGCAAATTTCAGTTACCACACCAACATAAGGTGATATAGATTTCTCAGTAGTGAACCATTTTACCTGGTCACCAATTTTATAGTTCTCCGCCGATCCTGATGGATGTGGGTACAAACCTGGCATGATTACTATCCTTTCACCTTATTTAACTATCTGGTAAGGGAGACTGGAAGCATCCTTACCAAGTTGTTTTTTCTGAAACTTATCTTTAAGCTCAGTGCTAATATCCGTATTAAATTCTTTCATATAAGATTCATCACTGTCTGTCTCCCGAGCACCAGCATGAAAGTATTGTTTCATGTAAGGCTCATCACTATCACTCTCAAGAGTAGAAGCTTCTTTTCTACCTTCGAGAACATCAGAGACTCTATCAAGTTCATAAGCAAGCTTTGTAAGTTCAGGATTATTTTGAGATTCCAAAAGACCCGCTATTTCATCAAGAGCTTCTGCTACTTTTGCAGCAGCTTCTTTTTCTTTCTTTTTCTTGTCGTCCTTCTTTACTTCTTCTTTTTTCTTGTCATCACCCTTGATTTTTTTCTTACATTTAAGACAATAACCAGTAGCTTTCAAGACTTTTGATCCACAGTCGGGGCATTTAATCATGTCTGCTTTACCAGCTTCTTTTTCAGTAGCATCAGCAGTTTCTTCTTCATTCTCTTCTTCACCTGCAAGCACTTGAAGTGCTGCTAATTTACGACGGGTAGACTCAATCTCACTCATGATAACAGACTTATTCATTCTAATCCTCCTTAAAACTCTATGTCAAATTATTATTACGACTTTATTAAATTACTCATTAAAAGATTATATGTAGAGGCATTGATTTTACTAGCGTACTTACCATCATCCAATGTAGCAATAGCTATCGTCAAGGCATCTTCCATCGCTACTCTCTCATCATATTCTTTCATTGTAGCATCAATAATCTTTTTTGCATGCGTCGATATAGCCTGAAGATCTTCATTCTTAACATCATATTGAGTCCGAGGCATGATTGATGCTTCAGTGCTCAAATCCCCCCGAGGAACCATAGCCTCAATGACAGTCTCTCCATTTTTATTATGGAAAAGATCACGAGCACTAAATAGAATCTCTGGGTGATTTGCTAAAAGATCCTTAGCTTTTTCACGAACAGAATCTTTTTCACCAGGCTGTACCTTAAGACTTTTTTTATCTTCAGTTTTTGGCATAAATTCCTCAATAGATAGAACAACGATAAGTTATTATTATTCTAATATTAATACATTATTAAAAATCTGTATTACTGGACAGAAACTTAGTAATTACACTCTTTGCAGATTCTTTACTAACGTCACCTGCAAATCTATCACTGCTATAGTATTGTTCTGTTAAAGCCCTCTCCATATAACTTTTGAAAAGCTCCAGATCATTACGTAATTCCATAGCTTTTGATCGAATCTTTGTGAGAGGTTCAAGAAAATCCTTACCATAATTTTCAACCTTAATTTTTTTATTATCAATTAGAGTATTCACACTCTCAATAACTTCTGAGACTATTTCTATCTGCTTAACTAGCTCTTTAGGTGGCTTAGGCATATCACAACTCTCCTTATTTTAAACTTTTAACTTTTTCTTATATGTACTCTTAGGACCGTTAACTTCTTTATCTTTACCCTCTGCACGATATTCCGTCATATAATCCTTCATAAGATCTGTCTTAGTATCTTCATTCCACTTATTCTTATGACCGGGCTGCTTCCGAGGGCGTCTCTGTTGAGAAGGTGCTGTAGGAGTTACCCCATCAATTTCCACCTGCTTAGGTTTTACCACTTTCTTTGCTTCTCTTAAGGGCTGTTCCATACTACTATCCTCAAGCATCTTATGATCACCGATAGCAGTATTATCAGGAGTATTGTCTCGTTCTATAAGGGAAGCCAACTTACGAATTTCATCAGAAATAGAATTTTTCACAAGTTATCCTTTAGATAAGTAGTCCACTATCTTATCAAGCTTTTCAGGATTTTTCATCACTACAGAAATAAGTTTAGTTAATGCTGCCTGTTTCTTACTATCTAACCCTGCAGAAGAAAATCTTCCCATACCTCCACCAATATCACCCCCACCGAGACCGCCACCTAATCCCCCCTCTTCTCCAGCAGGAGGTTGAGGAAGTGGGCTCAAATTAAGATAATCAGCAAGTCGATCAGCCACTGTAAACCGTTCAACCAGCGCCTGTCCTGCAGCATTATATATATTCGCCAAAAGTTGATTGAATGCAAAGTCATTTACAGTAAATAAATCTGCTTCAATTTTCTTACGAGTAGAGATAGGATCAATATTAAGCATCTCAAGGATCACATCAATGGAGATTGATCCCTTATTATAAAGTTGCATAGCCTGATCGAAGAAAGTATCATTATCTTTTATGGCAAGACGTGTAAAACTTAATCGAGGATATATAAGCTTTTCTCTTCCATATTTATCTTTCTCAACAAAACCTTTTTTCCTTGCCACAGGCTTGAAAAGATAATCCTCTACATATTCCTGAAGAAGCTCTCTAAATAAGAGATATTGTGTGTTTAAAATCTCAAGGGTCATTTTATTACCGGCATAGGTCCCCTCACCGGTCAAAATCTCTCGAGTGACTCCAAGTCCTGCAAAAAGAGAATTTTCTATATGTTCATATTCACTTGAAAGCTCAAGGAGCCTACCATTTGAACCCATTTCTTCCCAATGAACTTCATAGTTTGCAATGATGGAGAAATCCGGATCAACAAGAGCTGTATCTACTTGCTCTCTTAAATTCTCAACATCCACATCAGATAACTCTTCAGCCCACACTACTCGTATCGGAGTCATATGTCTGGAGGCTATCTGTGTCTGAGCTTGACGTAACTTATCTTGTAAAAGTAATGAATTGATACATCTTTCAAGTATCGATACTCCGAGAGTCTCATACTGACTCTTTTTACGAGCCATATGATAAACATAAGACCCACTATAAGGATCAGTATCAAGAGGGATGCTACCATTCTTCTGGAGATCCATTGAGAGTGTCCTAGGTAACCGGGGCATAGCACTCTCTTCTTCCGGACTCAAAGGATAATAAGATGGATCCTGTGAACTGAGGATACTCTTACGAGTTTCTGGATCTGGAATAAATTCTATAAGACTCTCATCAGAAAATGGAATCTTTTTAATACGAACCTGATCGGGAGGAAGAATTATTAATTTTCTCCATCCCTTATAATTTGGATCCTTATCAATGACTTTAAATTCTTTAAAAAGTCTCTCAGATTCCTGTCTCCCCCACTCCTTCATTTCCGCTACTTTAGCTTTACCTTCTTCATCCCCATCATCTACTTCATAGGGGTTATGATCTTCCGCATAAGTAAAGCAGTTATGTGTACTATACCCAGCTACCTGATATGTGTGATCCTCTTCCACCTCAAAGTTATAAACGAAATCATTATAAGCTACCTCTTCTATCGTTTTAACTTTGAATGCTATATCCCCATCGATATTAATCCAGTATCTATTATCATCAGGAAAATGAGCCTCATCAGGTATACTCTTATTGGCATATTGGGTTAGTATGTCACAGGATATTTCATCAGAGGCAGTTAGTATATATGCATCTTTTATTAATTTTATAGTACCATTTGGTAGGACACTTTCCCTATTAGAAAAGTGAGTTAAACTACATACA